AGCTAGAAGTTTCAGCCTACTTGTTGAATGCTATTTAATAGCAACAACGTAGGAGCTTCTTGTGTCCGGCATGAGAACCCGGACATCTATAACCGTCTCAAACGGCTAGGCTTGTGTGCACTCATCGCTTAACTCAGCGACAGGGAGGAGGAAGGTCTCAAAATTGTACGTTACTTACGTACAGTTACTACAAGGAGGGCATATGCCTACGAGCCGTATTCGGACCAGAGATGATATGCTGCCAAGTCTCCGGTACTACAAGGAGATTTATGAAAGCAGCAGTCATGAATGGTCCAATCCTGTAAGTTCTTCAGGAACAATTGAAACAATTCACGATAACAATAACGGGGTTCTTTGGAGTAATCGAAAGACGAGCGGTATTGTTTTGAGTGATGTTCAATTGTCACGGTTTAAGCGGTCTTACATCCCAGGAACCTTCAGTAAGCCCTATGATCCCTATACGGGAGTAGGCGTTGAGGTTCACGGTGATTTGGCCGGTTACTTCGTAGAGCCATCGGTCGGGGGCGTGATTCTACCCCTCGGAACCATCCAGCAGGAGCTATTGATGCGTTGTTATTCGCAGATGTATGCTTCTGACATGATGGCCGGAGAGTCTCTCGGTGAATTAGGAGAGACAGTGGCTATGTTGCATCGCCCGCTCGGAAAAGCGAGAGATCTCCTTAGCAGGATGCTAGGGAGAGCGAATCGCTCGATGAGAAAAGGTCGATATCGGCTTATGGCTGAGGCTTCGCAAGAAGCCTGGTTACAAGGCCGGTATGGGCTCACGCCGTTGTTGATGGATATGCAAACCATCTTCAAAAGGTCCCTCGAAGCTCGAGGGGCAATTTACAAACGGCCAAACCTTGTAGTGCGTCATGGGAAAACCCAGTCAGGTTCTACGACTGGCACGATCCCACGACAAAATCCGTGGCCAATGTTGCTCACGGAAGGCGAATGGTCTTGCACAGCACAACGCAAGACCTCGGCTGGCGTCATCTACTGTCATTATGACAGTCGATCAGATGATTCAATCGCTAGCATTATGGGCTCGAGAGCCCGTGATGTTATCCCGACCATCTGGAATTTGATGCCACGTTCTTTTGTTGTTGACTGGTTTATCGGTATCGGTGACTGGCTTCAGGTTATCTCTCCTGAGCCCAGGATTAATGTCCTAGGCAACTGGATCACGGTGATCAACGAAATCGACACAACATGTGTCGGTAAAGTTGTTTATCCTAATCCAATGCCTGATCCGAATTTTTATTACCGAGGTGGACTTGGGAGCTCAACGAGAAATTCGTTCAGCTATATCCGAGTTTGCAACAACACAGTCGCAGCATTCCCAATTGTGAAGGGACTCAATCTTTCACGATTACATCAAATCGATGCGTTAGCTTTATCTTTGGACCCTCTTTTGGGGTTATTAGACAAGCTGCGGCATTGATCACGCGAACCATGTTCGCGCTGGAAGGAGTAACAGTATGGGACTGAAAACAATGTCCTTGTCCGATTCTGCCACAGGTATAAGTGTTACCGGTGGTACTGCCTTGCCGTTCTCTGATGATGGAGTAACGGTTCCAAACGGAGTTCATCTAGTGTGCACTGGCGATACTGATTTCGCCACGCGCAGGACGATTACCGCAAAGGTGCGGCCGTCATCCCTAGATCCGAAAACCGGCGTTTATGGCAAAGATAAAAAGAGCCTTTGTTTAGCTCTCCCAATCGTTGCCACTGATGGTAGTGTTAAATTTGCTACTATCAGGATCGAACGCGAAGTTGTCCCTGCTATGACTGCAGCACAGTGCACCAATTTAAATCGACTTGGTGCACAACTGCTTGTAGATGCAGACACGGACAATTTCTGGGCAAATGGTGGTCTTTCTTAACCACCATTGCAACTCCTCTCAACACCCAAATTGGAGGATGTATGAAAAGCAAGGTGCGTACCGCGGAGAAAAAGTATTCCGCAGACCGGATGATGCTAAACGTGGCAAAGTCCCTTGTTAGAGATTTCCAAGCCACTTTCGAAAATCCATATTTTTGCGAGGACTTCTACTCAGCAATTGAGAGTAGGGATCCCCACGGGTTTCGAGGTGTAAATCCTACACCAGAGGCGGATGGTGGAGTGCCACAATTCAAGGCAGTCTATCAACTTCAATCTGTATTCAAAAGGTATAGATTCCGAAAGGATATCTATAGCGATCAGGAGTTGAAAGATGCAGCTATTGCATCTTTCATGAAAACTCAAGATCGGATTGCTGCACTCGACCTGTCCTCCGTTGATGCACAGACGGAGAAGGTTCTCGAGTTAGCGGCGATTTACATTTCCCAGACGTTGGGAGTGTACGATGACGAAACTTGTCGTTCCTATTGTAGGTTTGGAACCAGGGCATCGGTGGGAGTTCCGTCGCGAAAAGCCTGTGAGGCTGCTCGCTGGGAATTACCAATTTCCGGGTCCGAAGGACAAATCTCGTGGTTTGACGCAGAGATGCGCAACGTTGAGTGTGTCCAGAAATATTGGGCAGCACAACTTGAGAGTGATCCAAACCGATCCCTCTACACAGAGACAGAGTCCCTAACGCTGACGCTAGTCCCCAAGACGTTTAAATCCTTGCGCGCTATAATGCCAAATTCCACAATAGGCTCTTATATGAGCTTTGGGATTGGCGAGTACATGCGCAAGCGGTTACGACGAAAGGGCTATGATATCAGGACTCTTCAAGAGAGACACCGAATCCTAGCTAGTGAAGCTTCTATACATAATCTGTATACGACAGCTGATCTATCCTCTGCATCTGATTCAATTTCAGTTGCATTGGTCGAGAGACTATTCCCTGCCGACTGGTATGATATTCTTAGCCAGTCACGCATCGGTGTAGTTACACTCCCCGATGATTTACAAACCAAAGTACGGAGTAAGACTTTCTGTACAATGGGGATCGGGTACACCTTTCCGTTGCAAACGTTGGTCTTCCTGGCACTGCTCAAAGCGATCGAAGCGACATTGTTTAACCGCTGGAATCGTCGAACTATATCGGTTTATGGTGATGATATGATTTATGTATCCACCATGCATACGACAGTAGTTCGAGTTTTTGAACAGCTTGGTTTCGTGATTAATCTTGATAAGACCTTTCACGAAGGCCATTTCAGGGAGTCCTGTGGAGGTGATTACTTCCACGGGGTGGACGTACGCCCATTCCAACCACAGAATGGGTCGGCATATGTAAGCAAAGTTGCTTACGAGGCCATGCTCTACAAATACGTCAATGGTTTATTGGCGCGTTGGTCTGAGCATGAGATCAGTAGGACACTTAGGTACCTGTGTACCGAGATTGAATCAGTTACAGGCAAAGCAAAGCTTGTACCTGGTGATCATCCGGATGACAGTGGCATTAAGTGCCCGACGCTTTCACACTGGAGTTTTCTCAAGTGTGTCGAAGTCGCTCACCCTGCATTTTTGGGCAGTGGCATGTACCGATTCTCTTACCTTAGGCTAATGCCTGATAAAAGAGAGGAGGTACGTCATGAACCCTATCTGTGGGACCGACTTCGTGGACTCAATCCTGTCCGCCATTCTTTTGGCGGTAGGTTTTGTCCAGAAGCTGCTCGTTCTTTGGTCGCAACTGTGATAGACGATGTCACTGGTTGCGGGAACGAGAAGGCCGAGACTTTTATCCTTATGAAGTCTCAGCCGGTTGAAACGATCCGGAGTAAAATTTCCGGTCGTCGCCTACGCCGCTTACTAACCTGTGTTACAGTTTCGAATACAGGTCGGTACAAGCGCCAGTCAGGAATCTCCTGTTTTGAGATCCGTAGATGAGCACGCTTCGGCGCCTCATAAAATCCCCGACTTAAAATCGGAGTGCCATG